GCTTTTAGGAGCAGACACACTTGAAAGACAACAAGTTGCATCTACATGTGGACTCGTCCTTTCGATGGGACCATATTGTTATGATAAACAAAAATTTCCTGAAGGGCCTTGGTGCAAAAAAGGAGATTGGGTTATCTTTGCTCGTTATGCGGGTTCAAGATTACCTATAGATGGTGGGGAAGTAAGATTGCTAAATGATGATGAAGTTTTAGCAACCATCGATAAACCCGAAGATATACTTCATACATTTTAACCATAGGAGGATACTATGCAAGACACAGACAAACCTGTTAACATAGATACATCTGGACCAGGTGCCGAGGTAGAATTAGATTCAGTTAAAGAAGAATTAATTGAAGAAACTATTGTCGAAGAAAAACCAGGAACGGATAAATCATATGAAGACGGTGGCAGCGCCGATGACGCAATTGCGAAATCTGATGAGTCAACTGATGTTCAAGCTAGCGAAGAGAATACAGAAAAAAAGAAAGAATTAGAAGAATACTCTGAAGGAGTAAAAAGAAGAATAGCTAAACTAACTAAAAAAATGCGTGAGTCGGAGCGAAGAGAAGAAGCAGCTACGATATATGCAAAAAGTGTTTTAGCTGAAAAAGAAGCCTTAAGTTCTAGACTTGCAAAATTAGATACAGGATTTGTGTCTGAAAAAGAGAATAGAATTAAATCAGGTATGGAAGCGGCTGTTGTAAAACTTGCAAAAGCTAGAGAAGAAAGTGATCTTAAAGCTGAAGTTGCTGCAACAGCAGAAATTTCAAGACTAGGTTATGAAGAAGCAAGACTTGCTGATTTAAAAGCTAGACAAGCTGAACAGAAAACTGAAACTCAAATACCTCAACAACCAATACAACAACAAGAAGTGGAAATGCCAAGACAAGTGGATTCTAGAGCAAGAGATTGGGCTAGAAAAAACGATTGGTTTAACAAAGACCCTATAATGACTGAGGGAGCAAAAGTAATACACAGACAGTTGACTGAAATTGAAGGATATGACCCTAATACTGAACCTGAAGAATATTATTCAGAAGTAGATAGAAGAATAAGACTTGAATTTCCGCACAAGTTTGATACTAATGTTACTCAGGAATCGACTAGACCTACTCAAACTGTAGCTTCGGCTACGCGAGCTAACAGGTCTTCTGGTCGCAAAGTTGTGAAACTCACACCCTCACAGGTAGCAATTGCTAAAAAATTAGGTGTGCCACTTAAAGACTATGCGGAACAATTAAAAATCACGGAAGGAGTATAAGCATGGAAAATATAGACGATAAAAAAACTTCACGTGCGAGTCAGACTAGAGAAAAAACATCTCGACCAAAAGTCTGGGCTCCACCATCTTTATTAGATGCACCCCCTGCACCGGCAGGATTTGTACACAGATGGCTTAGAGCTGAGTCAATGGGATTCGACGATTCTAAAAATGTGCAAAGCAGAATAAGATCTGGCTTTGAACTAGTAAGAGCGGATGAATACAATGAAACAGACTATGCTGTAGTACAAGACGGTAAGTACAAGGGAGTGATCGGTCAAGGTGGCCTAGTGCTCGCTAGAGTATCTGTAGAGATCGCAAAACAATACGCTGATTACTATCGTAAACAAGCGCAGGATAACGAAAATGCCTTTGACAACGATCTACTAAAGGAAGAGCATCCAAGTATGCCTATCAGTGTTGATAGAAATACTCGTGTAACTTTTGGTGGTACGAAGAAATAAGTTTTTTAACAATTTCTAGTTCATCATTTAAATTAAACAATGGAGAAAAACTATGGCAAACCAAGATAGTCCTTTCGGCTTAAGAGCAATTGGAAAAATCGGTCAAAATAGAGATAACCAAGGTTTAGCGGAATTTAGTATTGCAGCTTCTGCAACAGCTATCTACGGTCAAGATCCAGTAAAAGCATTAAATACTGGAACTATCGGAGTAGCAGGTGCAGGTGATTCTTTACTAGGAGCTCTAAACGGGGTTTTCTTTACTGACGCGACTACAAGTAAACCAACGTTTGCGAACCATCTGAATGCAAGTAACACTGCAACAGATATCGTAGGCTTTGTATCTTCAGATCCTTACGAGAGATTTGAGATTCAATCAGACAACACGACAGCTTCTGCACAAACTGATGTTTTTATGAACTATGACATCACTTATGCAGCAGGAAGTACACACGATCACCTTTCAGGTGTCGAGTTAGATGACTCTACTTTGAGTTCAACTGCTGGACAACTAAGAGTGGTTGGTGTTTCAAAAGACATTAAGAACAATGACTTAGGTGCATCGCACGTAAACTTTGTTGTAATGATCAATGAGCACTTCTTGAAAACTCAAGCTGGCGTATAATAGCAGAATAGGAGATTAAATTATGGCTATATCACGAGGACAACTAGTTAAAGAACTAGAGCCAGGTTTGAACGCACTGTTCGGCTTGGAATACAAAAGATACGAAAACCAACATGCTGAGATATATGCAACAGAAACATCAGACAGAGCTTTCGAAGAGGAAGTTATGTTATCTGGTTTCGCTAATGCTCAAGTAAAACCTGAAGGTTCAGGTGTAGTTTTTGACAATGCTCAAGAAACTTACACTGCAAGATACACTATGGAAACTGTGGCTCTTGCCTTCGCTATTACTGAGGAAGCGGTGGAAGATAACCTGTATGACAGACTGTCAAGCAGATACACAAAAGCGTTAGCTAGAAGTATGGCTAATACTAAGCAAGTTAAATCTGTTAACCCTTTGGTTAATGGTTTCGGAGGTGGTTTCACTTCTGGGGATGGTGTTAATTTATTTAGCACAGCTCACCCAACAATTGCTGGTACTACGTCAAACACTTTAGCTACAGCAGCTGACTTAAACGAAACTTCATTAGAGCAATCTCTTATTGACATTGCAGCGAG